AAGAGTATTACGGCTCGGAAGTCACATTGTATTATCCTGGGTTATACGCTGGGTCTACTGACTTGGTTTGCGTACATAATGGCAAAGATACTGTTGTAGATTTTAAACAATCAAATAGACCAAAAAGAGAAGATTGGATTGAAGATTACTTTATGCAGATTGCTGCATACTGCATGGCCCATGACTATGTACATAATAGTCAAATAAAACAAGGGGTTATAATGATTTGTACTCCTGATTTATATTATCAAGAATTCAAAGTTGAAGGTGCAGAACTTCGTAAATGGAAACATAAATTTTTAAAAAGATTAGATATGTATCATGAATTAAAACATGATGAAAAAGAGAGAACAACACCAATGAAAGCAGAAGACTTTAAAAATAAAAAGGAGGATATATGAAAGTAAAAAGAAAAATACATGGTTATTATTTTGATGGTAAGAAATCATGGATCATGTACGAAGATGAAAATAGAAATATTATAATGAGGAGATGGAAATGAACGATATGTTATTTAGAACACTTCTAAAGAAGTATGAAGCAGATATCGAAGATGCAAGATATAAGATACAATCTTTCAATGAGAATAATATAATTATACCTGAACATATAGATATTACAGGTGAGGTTGATAAATTATTACAAATTATTGCTGAAGCTGAGGACAAAGTGGCTGTAATGAGGAAATATTATGGCAAAAAAGAGGCAGAAAAACAGGTATTATAGGTCAACAATACTGTCCTAAATATAGGATTATCATGTATATTATCCAGGAGATTGAAGTATCGCAAGGGTGTCGGCAGGGTATCGGGGGGGTGTCGAATTCGACACCTAGATTAGAATGATTCTAAAAAAATGCGACATAAGTGTACAATTTGCCACATTTTGGCCACTATTTTCGACACTTGCGACACCCTTGCGATACCCTTGCGAGGGGGGGGGTGTCGAAAAATTAGCCTTATGTACCAACGCTTATAGGTCATTTTGGGCATTTGCGATACCTTTTCACTTTTTTTTTATTTTAGCGCAAGAAAAAAATAAATTGTTATTTAGGTGTCGAAAGAGTAAAAAAGTTTATGCCTAGGAAAAGAAGAAAAGCTGTTGCCTCAATAACTCCCGACATACCTTATCCAAAAGTCCGGGTGGAGTGGATCGATTGTGTGAGCGATTCGGGCTGGGCTACCGACAAAGAATTTGACAAAATGAAGTTAGCAAGACCTGTCAATGAGGGTTGGTTATATTCTAAAGATAAAAAATCAATTAAATTATTTGCCTCTTACGATAGAGAAGATGATGGTAGTTTTACTTTTGGGGATCGGACGATGATTCCTCGTGATTGGGTAAAGAAGATTCAGAAGCTATAGGTGTCGGAGTTACATTTATTATCTGTGAGTAGTCGTCTAAAATCTGTTTCATTTTTGCTTCTAGCTCTTGTTCTGATAGGTCCTCTAGTTTTCCTGTTTTTATTATTTTCCTATCTATGTATAATCCTGCTGCTTTTCCTCTGTTTGCTTCCGCGTTCACTGCAGAAGAGAATGATCCTTTTTTTAAAGCGGCCTCTCTAAGTCTTGCAAGCTCAGCAACGTGACCTTCATAAGTCACTTCATGTTTTCTAAGTCTTTCTTCTTTTAGTTCACCAATATATTTTACAACAAGTGGAGAATATTTTGGGTTGGTTAGTTCTGATCCTTCACGCATTGCTCTGTCTTTGCTATACCCAGCAGCTATCGCTGCCTCACGTTTAGTCATAGGACCTTCAGGTCCTCCGAAGACTAAAAACTCAGCAAATCTTTGTTGCATTTCTGTTAATCTTTTTGGTACTCCCATATTGACAATTTAAGGGAACTATCCTATATTGTCAAGTGATGAAAGATGATCGAGGAAATTTAGATTTAACCAAACAAATTGATAGCTTAAAAAATACTATTAAGTTTTATCAACAGATTTTAAGAGATGCCCAAAAGCAAATCTACTTCTGGAAAAAATTTTGGTATAAAAATCAAAGCAAAGAAAATTTGTTGCAAGGTTATAAAAAAGTGATAGAGGATTTATCTAACAAGTTAAAACGAAAAGATTAATGAGAGTTCAAGACTTGCAATTATTCTTGAGTAATTTTACAAAAGGTTCTGACGCTATTAAGAATGCAGTTATCTATGTAGAGAAAGATGGAAAGCTACATGCGATTAGAAGAATGGAAGTGCATGAAAATACAGTTCCAATCATTGGTCAGCCGGGTCGAAATGCACATAGATTGGTTTTGAAAACAGAAAAACCTTCTCGTCTTATCTTGCCAGAAAAACTTCAAAGAGACTACTAAGTTCCCTTGAAACCAGAACAAAAATTATATGCAAAACTTAAAAAATATATACCTGAAATATCGTGGATCAGACTTGAGAACCTTAGCTTATCCGGTACTCCTGATCTATTGGGGTATAATACTAATGGTCACTTTTTCACTGTCGAACTAAAGGTATGCAAGGGGAATAAAATTAGATTCTCACCACACCAAATAGCGTTTCATGTACGCCATCCTAACAACTCATTTATCTTAGCAGAGGCCCTCGGTCCGGGTACCGTGAAACTTTTCCGTGGTTCACGTATCATGGAGCTTGCCGCTTGTGGCTTTAAGCTTGATGCTTGCTGCTTGGGGCTTGATGCTTGCCGCTTGAAGCTTGAGGCTCTTTGAGCTTGACGCTTGAAGCTTGATGCTTGAAGCTTGATGCTGTTGGCCCGGACCAGGGCGCACGCCTTCAGACTCCGTCGAGTGCTCGTAGCTAATGGCCTGATCCGATTTATTACGCTTGCGTAATTCTTTATAATACTTTGGATGTCTAAAAACTAAAGTCATTTTAATGTTTACCATATGAAACTGTTTTAATTGTGGCGTCCCAGCATTGTCTACAGTCTCGACACTCGTTGTCTTGAGAAGCAGCTGGACAGCTGGCCCCTGAGTCGACAACCTCTGAGCTGTTAGGCCACGACTGAGGCGCCCGCTGGTTCACCATGGGCGCGCTAAATCGTATGACTAAATTGTTTGGCTTGTCCTGAAGATGGTCCTTGATCCAGGCCTCTCGAGTTGGCATCCAATGCTTTTTTGAAGGTGTTAACTTGCACACTTCATAAATTTTTTGTAAGTGATTTAAATCTTGTACATCGCCGCTGTCGTGCCATCTAAATACATCGGGCTTTTTACTGTTGATCAGGTGAGCCATTGCCTGGACCCAGTCCGGACTCTTCAACGCTGCCAGCCTCCTGTATTGTGCATCTTGGACAACCTTAAAAACATAACAGCCTTTGAGCGCGTAACAGTCAAAGCATACGCTGCCAGGCACAGCTTGAAGCTTGCCGCCGGTCTTGCACTCTTTGGCAGGTAAACCTATCGACCAGCCAGGCATCTTTGAAGGCTTGGACAGTGACCCGCCTATAATTTTTAAAGCTTCTTTTGTTTGCATAATCTTAAAACGTCCTTTTCTATTTTTTTAATTCTTTTTGTCATGAGCTCCAGCGCTTCAATTATTTTTGATATCTTTTCTTTTTCTGTCATTTTACTTTCTCCTTTAGTTTATAGGATACAATAACATTATAATTTTGTCTTGTCAACTCTAAAGCTTGGCGCTTGCAGCTTGCGGCTTGACGCTTGTAGCCGTTGGCCTCGAGCCAACGCCAGTGATTTATCAAAATTTTTTGTTTCATCATAATTTCTTTCTGGACCAGCTGTCTCGTGGCAAGCATCTCCCTTTACAGGTCAAACGATGGCTGGACATTCCAACGCCATTCGACACGACAACTGATCCCAGGTCCATCAACGTAGCCACGGAATAATCACGGGTATCAATGGACCAGGGATCAGTAGCACCTACCAGCTAGAGTCAGTGCTACTACGATAAAGTCCTAGCCACCTTATCTGATCCCAGGTCCTAGCGTCTATGTGCAAGATCTTACACAAAATACGCTCAACGCTAGCAAAACGAATCACTAGGACCAGGGATCAGTTCTGGCTCATAACACGAAGACGGACTAGTGTCGGTGTGACGTGCTACAACCAGAAGTTGTCCCGTAGATTTATAGTTATGTTCAGCGATAAATCTACAAATGAAGCTGATACTCCTATATAATACTTGACAATCCTTTTGTCAAGTGTATAAATACATTTATGCAAATAAAAAAAACTTACTCAATTTTACAATTTGCAAAGGTGTTGGTGGGCGATAGTAAGAAACCCACCAAGCCGATTAATCAGAAAACAAGAAAGAGGAAACATGACTAAAGAAAAAAGACAAACTCTTAATGCAGATAAGAGAAAAATAATTGCTGATGTCTTTCAAGACCATTTTGAAAGTAATTCAAAATATAAGAAACAACATCAAGACGCAATAACAAACTACAATCTAATGAGAGAAGAAGCAAAAGTTAAAATGAATGACCTTGTTAGATTTCATCAACCACAGGAAGATGTTGATACAATTAAAAAAATGACAGATAAGTATGGGTCAAGTGGTGGCGACTTATACCATGATAATTGTTTCTATGTTCAATCTGATAAACCTCGTATGGACAAAGATTACAATGGTAATCCAAAAGAAGTCTATGATGAAGTTCATATTAAGTTTGATGCTGATTGTGATTTCTTAACTTCTTATTATCGTGATGAGTTAAAAGCAAAAAATCTTGACCCAGATTATGATGTTAGAGTTGATAATAGTGGCAAAGATAAAAGTCCGACTTATTACAAAGCTGAAACCAATGTAAGAAATTATTTAGGGTTTGGTTCTCGTAATGATGCAACTAATCATTTATATCACAAAGATGAGTGGGAAAATGACTTTAAACTTTGGGTTATTGGAACATCATATTGTCATAGTAGACAATTCCAAACTAAAGACTACGAGTGGTTTAATAAATTTAAGTCGGCACAAGAAAATGTAATTCTTGCCCACAAAAATCTATTTGCCAATGTTGAAAAGAAAATGGAAAAACTACGAATGGGTTTAAAGTCTTACAGATACTTTGACCAAGCAAAAGAGTTAGCTGATAAATTAGGTGTTGTACTAAATGAAAGTGTATTGAATGAAAGTAGTTCAATGGCATTATCTATTTACAGTCCAACTAATCTAGCTGATTTATTAACTGATGAGGTTGAACAAACTAGAGAGGAAAAAATAGCAATAGCCAAACAACTATTGCGAGAGCAACAAAGTGTAAATTAAGTGTTGACAAGGGCTATCCTATAATATAGGATAGTCCTAGAAAGAGAGAAAGAAATATGACTAAAACATTCTACATAACTTATTGGGCTTCTAAACATAAGAAGCACATAACAAGAAAAGGTAAGCATGACGAAAAATCTAGATATGGAACATCAAAACAAGGTGTACCATATTATGTTTATTATGATTTAGATAGTCATGGATATAGAACTGCAACAACAAGTTGGAAAGTGAGGCACTAATGATGAGTGATACTGAATATTATATATTAGTAATTATAGTTTCTGCGATTGTCGGAATGGTGGTATCAATATGAGCGATTATAATTGGTGTCATGGTCCGAGTTGCCATAGAAAACATACTGTTGACCGAGTGCGAGGTGTCAAAGGTTCAAAGGTTTTAAGAACTCGTAAGATTAAAACATATAATGGAAATAGAGGTTGGTATAATTTTTTCTGTAGTCAAGGTTGTTATGATGACTTTGCTAATAAGTATATTAATCAAGTTTTAGCCATTGCACCAAGGACCGAGTGCCTTGAAACACCGATAACTGACCCCAAGAAAACAACACATACTCACGAGTTTAGTTGGGGCAACCACAGTTATACAACAACCGAGTTTGAAAAAATAGAGGGTTGACAATAATCTTAATCCATGAGAATATAGGATATGACAAAAACAAATATAGAAAGAACCGAAGAAAGAAAGAATAGATTCAGTGGTGAATCTATTATGCTAACTAAAGAAGAGGCAGCGAAACACGATGCAATCTTTATCAATGAGTTAGCAGCAACACTAGAAGACAAAGCAGCAGGCGTTGATGGTACATCTAAACTATGGGATAAGGTACGAGCCAATCTCGATTGGTTTAGACAACACAACGCCAAAGCTTATATGGTCTTACTAGATTAAACTCCTTGCCCCTGGCCCTACGGGCCAGGGGTCCCGAACCAAATCTCAATCTCAAGTTGTATCGCGACCCTATCCCCCCTTTTTACAAAAAGGGGTCCCACTACTCTAGGTTGTATAGCTTGATTTACAGAGTTTTAGCTGGTAAAAACATGTTGAACATCCTAAATGTGATGCAAAAAATTTTTTAAAAAATTTTTATGGAATTGAATAATATAGATATAAGTAAACTACCTGCAGACGTACGCAGAAGATTTAAACAGTTGCAAGTAATGCACGCTGAAAAAAAGATACAGAATAAAGCCAAAGAAGACTTCTTATCCTTTGTCAAATGTATGTGGCCCGATTTTATAGAGGGGTCCCATCACAGACACATTGCAGAAAAATTTAATAAATTAGCAACCGGTGAAATAAATCGTTTGATCATTAATATGCCTCCTAGGCATACTAAATCAGAATTTGCGTCTTATCTTTTGCCAGCGTGGATGGTGGGCCGTGATCCAAAACTCAAGATCATTCAAGCAACGCACACAGGAGAACTCGCAGTCAGGTTTGGTCGGAAAGCCAAGAACCTAATCGACTCGGAAGATTATA